TGAAGATGTTACTCTATCAACGAATAATTATTTTACTAATGTTTATGTAGGTCTTAAATCATCTTTTGATGAAAGAATAAAAGGTGGAAGGGTTTATATACGTAAAAAGGGAAGTAATGACTTATGGACTCTATTTCTTGATATAGATTTTGAAAGAGGAGTTCGTACAGATATGGGCTCTGATGAATATCATGGATTTAGTGCTACAAGTGGAGCTGCTTACAGTCATACATCTTTTACAGACGCAACCTGCGATTATGATGATGACCCTACAATCGCTCATGATGATGATAATGGTAAAATTAAAGTTGCAATGTGGGTAACTGGAACTGGTATACCAACTGGCTCAACAGTTTCTTCGGTAACAAGTGATACATCGTTTGAATTATCAGCTAATACAACTGGTGGAGCTGTTACTGATGGAACTTTAACATTTCATTCAGGATTAACTATAAAAGGCCCTAGTATTGATACATATGAATCAATCAATGGATTTAGTCCCGATTTAGGTTATTTATCTTTTGGAGAAGCAGCTGGATTATTTTATAAAACAGCTACTGTTTGTAATAGCAGAGCATTTGTTGGTAATGTTAAATATTATAAAGAAACTGGTTCTGGAGAAACAAAGTTAATGCCAGATAGATTGTTATATACGCCTATTAATAAATATGATACATTTCCGCCAAGTCAATATATTGATATTGGCATTAATGATGGAGAAGACTTTACTGCATTAGAATCATTTGGAACTAAAGTATTAGCGTTTAAACAAAGCACCTTATATATTATTGATGTTACTTCTTCTAATGATTTAGAATGGTTCTTAGAATCAACTCATAATGGATTAGGTGTTGATAAACCATCTGCTATAGTTAAAACTGAATTTGGTGTTTGCTGGGCCAGGAAAACAGGTATTTACGCATGGTCTCCTAATCAAGGGATAGTAGAGTTATCTGCAAAATTAGATAAAAACTCTGCTCCTATGAGTGGATTAGCATCTCCTGTAGTTGGATATTATCCACCTGATTCACAATTACTTGTCGTTCAAGACTGTACACAATTATCAGATGCTCTGGTTTATGACTTTACAACCAAATCTTTTACAGAACTTGGGTCATATACATTAGCTGCAATTAGTAATATGCAAAATAATCAAGATAATTGTATATGGCTTGAAGGTAATGCTGTAAAAAAATATTCTTCAGCTCAAGGTTCGACAGCTTGGATTTTAGAGACAAAGGATTTTGATTTTGGTAATCCGGGATTATTAAAACGACCAAGACAACTTATTGTTAGTTATTCAACTTCTTCAGGAGTTACTGTAACGAGTAATTATTATAAGGATGGAAGTGGAAGTCCGTCTGGATTAGACTCATCAAGTTGGGGAACAGCTGCAAATGGAGGAGTTAAAAGTATAGATTTAAAAGGTATAGGAAACGTAACTAGTCTTAAATTTAAATTTACAGCTACTGGTAATTATAAAATTAATGATATGACAATAGTTTACAGAACAACAAGAAAATCACCATCTACAGGTGTTAATTAATATGCCATTAGTAAACACAAGAAGAACTTCAGCTCAACAGCGTCAAGAAAAACCAAATTCTTTACATGGTAGATTACAAGATAGAGTTGGAGGATGGGCATCTACCCCATCAGGGTTAAGAGCTGGAACTGTACAAGTTGTTTCTTCTGGAGGTGGAGAAAGAATTAGGGTCGCTAGTAAGGTAATGCTTTCAGGAACAACTTTAGGGGAAGTTTTGGATGACAATGAAGTTGATATTACAGTTGCTGATGGAACAAAATTTTCAGTTGGAGATACAATTAGAATTGATGCTGAGCATATGAATGTAAGTAGAGTAGAGACAAATACTTTATATGTTGTAAGGGGAGCTGATGGTACAGCTAATGTTGCTCATGTTACTGGATTGCCTATTTATAAGGTTAATGCAAAAACTCCAACAAGATATAGTGAACTAGGCTCAGAAACATTAAAATTTGTAAAGGATGGTTCATCGTTTAATTATCCGAAACAAATGCAATTTATACCAGCATCTGCTTTAAATTTTGGTTCAGCGTTTGACTTTACTGATAACAATTTAGTTGATTATGATGACGACCAGTACGATGTATTATTTATATTAAAAGATATGCAAACATATAGTGTCGAAGGCTCTGATGAGAATAGCAACCAATTTTTACAAGTATCTGCAGAAAGTAAATCTGCTACAGGATTTACACCAACAGCAAATGTTGGAGTTAGAGTTTTAACTACATCAACTGTTACGTCTTTTGCTGACGCTGATTTTTCATATGCAGGTACTCCATTATCAGACCCAACCTATGCAACGGATTATAATAATTCTAACGGAGATGCTTATCATGACGACAATACTGACGCTGTTTTATCATTGACAGTTACTTACACACTTGATTTTTCAGCTGTAAAGGGTAGTGGAGAATTTCTTGTTGAGGGATTTGTAAGAGCGGGTACAGAGGATACTAGCAATACCGATAGATTTGTATCGTCTGGATATGGTCAATCTTCATTTTCTGAAATAAGAGATGCTGGATTTGGAGATGGAACTGTAACAAGAACTGCAAATTTTTCATTTGGTTCTGGATTAGGTACAGACCCATGTAAGGTTGTAATTACAATAACAAATTACAGTCAATTAGGAGGTAGCACAGCTACATTGGCTGGAACAATTACTGAAATAGCTTATGTTACTGCTAGTGGAGCAACACGTTCAGTAACAGGAAGAAATAGAGCCGATGCTATTGTCATAGCTCGGTAAGGAGAATATTATGGCAAACGGAGGATATAACCCAATGAGCTTAGCCTCAGCTTTAAGCAGAATATCTGGAGCTTTTGGCGGAGAGGGATTAGTATGGGAAGGAACTCAAAAAGGTCTTGTAAATAGAGCGATGCAAAAATACGCTGCACGACAAGCTGAAAAAACCACAGAGGCAGGAAGTGGAATGGGTTTTTGGGATGCACTTGGTAAGGGGGCTAGTCTTTTGACTATGATGTATGCTCCTTGGAAATTGCGTGCAAAGTTAGCTGCAGGAGCTCTTGTAGGCGGAACTGTAAGTGGACTTGGACAGTCTTCTATTGCTAATAAATTAACTAGAGAGGATGTTGCTCAATATATGCCTGAAGGACAAAGACCTTTGTATGGACTTGAAGATGTTGCGGAAGTTGAATCTACGGCTCATTCAGCTATTGATAAACTTCAAGCCGCTGTTGCTCCTAGAGCTTTGACAACAGCAATAACAACACCCTTACAATATTTAACATTTAAAGCGTCTCAGACCAACCCTTATTTAAGTGCAGCGTCAGATGCTTCTAATATTACAGCTGCAGACCTGTCGAAACAATTTGTAGCTGGTCAAGAATCATATCTACAAAGGGGATTTGGAGATTTATTAAGTCTTGTTCAAAAAGGTATGTCTAGTGGTGGAGATATAGACATGAGTCAAAATCCATATGATTGGGGAAGTTATTTAAAGAATCCTTATATGAGATTAAAATTTCCAACGAATTAGAGATAAAAAGAATAGGAATAAGTAATGGCTTTATACGATGATTATTTAAACAACAATAATTTATATTCAAGACCATCTTCATTGATGTCTGATGTAAACAATTATCTTGGAGCAAACTCAGCTAAATTACCAATAGATGATACAACTTTAGGGTCAATGGCTGGACTTAATGCTGGAGTGTCAGCGAAGGCTGGAGGAATAGACCCTGGTCATAAAGCTTATGCATTCACTACTGGTCAAACTCTTGGTGGGCATACATCTGGGGAAAATATCTATGGAAAGTCTTCAGATTTAATTTCAAAATTCGCAAGTGATATTGGTTCTCTTGATGAGAGACAGCAGGCTTTGTTTAAAGCTTTTGTTGAAGGAAGTTATGGAGATATGCAAAAAGGAGTATCTCCAGAAGAATGGGCTGAAATGTTTGGAGTGTCGCCAGATTACTCTGATAGATTTCAAGGATTTCCTATGCTGTCTAGTTTATTTGAAGATATACAAAATGTATATGCATATGGAGACCAGCAAAGAGGAGCTGAGCGTAAAGCCGCTCAACAAGCTTTAATTTCTGAAACAGGCGGAGGAGTCCCAGGGTTAAAGATGGGTAGGAAGAAAAATCCAATGTTGAGAAGAACAATGGAAGATACCTTATCTCAAAATTTGGCAAGAATAAGTGAGGGAGTAGCTAATAAGTATAGTAGTTTACTATCCGCTATACAAGGTAATATGAGACAAGGATGGTCAGCGGCAGCTGATATTAAATCACAAAACGCAGATGCCGGAAGAGGCCCAGATATAGGTTATGATACAGCTCTTTTACAAGCAAATGCTTATTTAAGTAATACTCCAATTGGAGGTAGAGATAGGAATTGGAGACCTAATTATTATGACAAAATGCTTGCTTACGATAAACAAAGATTTGACGAATGGTGGAGTCAACAAAATTTTGGATAAGGAATAGATATGGCTAGCGCAATAGATGATTTAAGATACATATCAAGATACGGATATAGAGACCCTTGGGCTGAAGCTACCAAGAATATTACAGATAGCCTGTTGGCTTATGGTAAGAGTAAGCTGCAAAGAGATATATTGATTGCTGAATATCAAGATAAGCAACGAACCCGTGAAGATAGAGAAAGAAAGGAACGCAAAGCGGATAATAGATTTACATATAATCAATTTGAACATCCTGAAGATAAGCTAGAGGTTATTAGTAAAGACCCTCAATTTGCTATGGATGTTTTTGGAGCGGAAGGAATGTCCGCTGGAGTTGAGAGTTTAGAAGCAAAAGCTGCTGTTAACACATCATTAAAAGTTTATGAAGATGTAGTTAAAGACCCTTTAGCTACATTCTTACAAAGAAAAGATGCTTTGACTGAAGCCAGAATATTAGCAACTCAAAATAAATTAACAGGTAAATCATCTGCATATGGTCTACAACTGCAACAACATCAAAATAGATTTGTTAACGATTCTAATAAACAATTATTAATAGACTTTGCTGAATCTGGAAATAAGAAGTGGTTAACGGAAGCTGAATATAATTCAGCGATTGCAGATTTAAACGAAGGGAAAATAACTCAAGTACAAACTACGTTAAATAGATTATTTAGTCAAAAGGGAACTGATTTAGCATATATTGAAAGTTCTTATAATAAATATTTAAAAGCTTATGATGATGCATTTAAAGATGAGGATGGAATGTGGCTTGATGAGCTCGCAGCTGCTCAATATAAAGTATTAAGAGCGTCTGTTGATAATAGATTTATGGGATTATTACCTACACAATATCAAGACCGAACAAAATCTGTTCAACAAAACATTGAAGAAGCTCGATTAAGATTAGACCCTACAGGCCCACCTAAAAAAGACGACGAAACAGGCCCAAAGAAAACAGACAAAAAGGTAACAGTTCTAAAGCATAATCAAGTATTAAATATACAATCTCCTGCAGACGTTACAGATTATAGCGGTCTTCGCAATGTAAAAGTTTTAAATAAGTTTACAGGAAAAGAAGAAGTTATGACTGGAACTCAGATAACTCAAATGGGGCCAAATAATGTTGATATTTTACAGGGTAGTAAAGATAATAAAAATGCAT